TACCTGTTACTGACCCAATACCACGTCTAAATACCTGACGTACTTCTTGTACTTCGCTAGGCAGGATGTACTCTTGCTGTTCTTTAACTAAACTAAGAAACGAATAACTTTCCTCTTGTGAGTTGTCAGCACGTTGTCTAAAACGTATAAGAGCATTGTTAATTGCTAAGTCGTAGTGTTCTTTGTCTAGTTCTACATCAACCATTTGACCACCTAGTCTAAGGTTAATGTAGTTTTCTATTTGTTGTCTTTTTTCAATTAGTGTGGCCATTTTAAAATCCTGTTACATGTATTTATTGTACATGCAACAGAATTGTGTCTGAATTGATCCTCCCATTAAGTGCAATTTCCACACTCTTGATACCCTGTAAGAACTTGCGCTTGTTTACTTTATTACTGCCCATAAAGTCTGGCAGTTGTCTCTCAGGCTTACGTAGCGTCTTTTGAGTACTCAAGTTAGTATCATATCCAACTATTGTTGTACCTTTAACACCCAGTACACCCATGTGAGGGTCGGCAACATACTTGCCTAACTTACGTGTCTTGACATTAAACACATAAAGCTCTGTGGCACCTATAATGTTTACAGGATCCACACTTGCAATTTTATAGGTTGTGTTATCCTTAGCATACTTAACCTTACTAACAATCTTCTGCTTGTTAGGTGCTTTTTTAACTCTTGCAACTTTGACTGCTTTCTTAGTTTTAGCATAGGCGTCTATGTCTGCAAGTATGGCCTCCACAAATGCAAAGTATTTTTTGTAGTCCTTGGCTTGCCAGTGACTGTAACCTTCCTTAAGATCCTCGTCTGTGCCTGCTTTGGCTTCCTGCCATTCTGCTAAACGTTCAATAAAAGGCTCTGCAATACCTTTGAGCATATTCTGCGGCACATTTTCTTTCTTAAAGTATGCAAATGCTTTCGGGTCTAGTTTAGACTTATCACGTAACTGATCTTGTAACTCCTCAAAATAGCCTACATGCTCGTTAATTTTAAGTTTGATCCTATCTTGAATAGTGAGTTCAGACCTACCTGACGTTTTTTCATTTTTAGGCTGTTGTTCTTTAACGTCAATGAACTTGTTTATGTACTCTGCAATAGTTTTCTTCATATAACCTTTTTCATGGTCATCTAATACCCAACCGTTACGCCATGCTCTTGCTAAATGGCATAAACTAGCTGAACACCATCCGTCTGGTGCTACTGTAAACGTTTTTACTTGGTTGGCACTATATTCACCCGAATCTTGCATCCATTTAATAACATCTGGTTTGAGATCTTTAACGCTATAGTCGTAATTCAATTCGTTAAACATCTTAATTTTTGCTAGTTTACGTTCAGATTCAGACCACTGAGCTTGCTGTTCTGGCGTAAATTTAGTATCGATTACTTTAGTTTTTCTAGGTGCTTTTGTTTTAGTTGCCATAATAATCCCTCTATAACAGTTAGTTATAGTAATTATACAACCACTCCGACCGTGTGTCAATTACATAAATATAGCAATAAGGACCGAAATAGTGCCTAGACTTAGTTTATGGAAAGACGGTAAGCATACCGCAGACTACAAATTTTTTGACCAAAACATCAATGAAATGTTTACTGTGGGCGGTGTGGGCATCAATGTACACAAATATTTGGGTCCAGATGCGGCTAGTGGCGAGACTGGTGACCTAGCAGACGCAACAAAACCCAACTACACAAATCAAAGTGAAAAGAACATTCAGGACTTCTTGTTCTTAGAGAACAGAGACCGTAAGTATGATACCAGCATTTATAATATGCGTGGTGTCTACACTCCTGCAAGTCAGGACTTTGATCTAACACAGTTTGGTCTAATGAACGCTAGTGATACAGTATTCATTACATTCCACTACAATGAAATGATTAATATACTAGGACGTAAGATTATGAATGGCGACGTCCTAGAGTTCCAAAATTTAGTAGATTATCATCCACTTGACGAGGATCTACCTGCAACACTAAAACGTTACTATGTTGTACAAGATGCAACCAGAGACGCACAAGGCTTTAGTGCTAGTTGGTGGAGCCACTTATGGCGTTGTAAAGTAACACCGCTTGTAGACAGTCAAGAATACAAGGATATCATTAATAAAATTAATGCAAGCACCGATGAGGAGTACAATCCACAAGGTGTTGATACAAGTCTTGCAGACCTACTAAGTCAGTACAATAAAAACATCGAACTTAATGATGCTATCATTGCACAAGCAGAAGCAGAAGTTCCTGAAAGTGGTTACGACACCAGTAGATTCTACGTTGTTCCCACTGATGAAAATGGTCGAGCACTTAATCCTAAAGGCAAAACTGCTGATGATACCAGTCTAGTAGGTGATGACACAATTAATAGTTCAGATGTTACTCGTGTTACACCGAGACGTGATACACAGGGCTACTTGGTTGGCGATGGTCTAGCACCTAATGGTTTCCCAGTAAGTTCAGGTACTACATTCCCAACAAATCCTGTACAGGGAGACTTTGCACTACGCTTAGACTACAAGCCAAATCGCTTGTTTAGATACGACGGAACACGTTGGGTCAAGGTTGAAGACGATGTTAGAACAAGTATGACACCTGGTGCAAGTAATCAGACACAACGCAGTGGATTTGTTAACAATACTAATACATATACAACTGTTGACGGCAAGACTTATGATGAGCGTCAAGGCCTCAGCGATGTACTTACAGCAAAGGCAGATAACGAATAATGGCTCAAACATTTTTTTACGATGAACAGATACGTAGATTCTTACTACAATTCATAAGAGTCTTATCAAACTTTGAGGTGCAATTTGGTAAAGACGAGGATGGTACTAGAGTATTACAACGTGTGCCTGTACGTTATGGTGACGTGAACAGGCAAGGCGCACAAATACTACGTGGTAATAGCGAAAACACTATGGCTAATGTGCCAATGATTAGTTGTTACATTAATGGCTTACAGTACGACAGACCACGTATACAAGAGCCTAACTTTATTAGTAAGATTGGCGTAAGAGAACGTAAGTACGATCCCGACACAGACAGTTACTTAAACATACAAGGCGATGCATTTACTATTGAACGTATGATGCCAGTACCTTATAAGTTAACACTTAAAGCAGATATATGGACAAGTAACACAGAGCAAAAATTACAATTATTAGAACAGATGTTGGTGCTGTTCAATCCTAGTTTAGAAATACAAAGTACAGACAACTATGTTGACTGGACAAGTTTAAGTACAGTAAACTTAACTGACGTGCAGTGGACTAGCAGACCTATACCGCAAGGCATAGATGAAGCAATAGACTTTGCTACACTTACATTTGAAATACCTATCTTTATCAGCGCACCTGCTAAAGTTAAGAAACTTGGTGTTATTGAGAGAATAGTTACTGGTATATGGGATATGCAAGGTGAGTTTGATCAGAGCTTATTCCAAGACGTAGGCAACTTAATACAACGTAAAAGAATAAGTCCACAAAACTACGGTGTACTGTATTTGAATGGACAGGCACAACTACTTAAACTAGAAGACACTATAGCAGAGTCTACAAGTAACATAGGGGATACTACTGTAACTAAAGTAGGCACTAGAACAGATTGGCCCAGTTTCATTAACCTTTTTGGGGAAATTAGGCCCGGAGTTAGTCAAATTAGGTTCGAAACTGACGAAGACGGCACTGAAGTTGTAGGCACTATAGCATTACACCCTACAGACGAAAGTTTGCTGTTAGTTACAATTGATGAGGACACAGTACCTACAAATGACATACGTCCTGTGAACGCTATTATAGATCCTGACAGAGTAGGTCCTAATGCAGGACTAACAACTCCAAGTGCAGGTACCAGGTACTTGTTAACTAATCCTATTGGCAATGCCAATAACATAGACGGTGCCGATGCTTGGAAAGGGTTGCTACCAGATTCTAGCACAGATGATCTCATAGCAGACAGAAACGACATTATCGAATACGATGGAGACATGTGGCGTGTTAGTTTTGATGCTAGTACAGAACTAGGCACACACTATGTCAGCAACTTAAATACAAATTATCAATATAAATGGACCGGATCCGCATGGGTTAGGTCTTATGAAGGTCAATACAAGGAGGGCTTTTGGAGCCTCGCATTATAAACAGTTGTGGTGCATTAATAAGATCGAATAAAACTGGCAGGTACTTATTTTTGTTGAGAGACAAGTGCAGTTACGGCAACACTTGGGGACTTCCTGGTGGTAAGTTCGAAAAGGGAGAGTCTACAATACAAGCATTAGAACGTGAATGCCAAGAAGAACTAGGTAGCGAGTTACTGTACGAAAAATTTATACCTATCGAAACGTTCACTAGCGAAGACAAAAAGTTTGTATACCACACTGTGTTACTAACCGTAGACAGAGAATTTACTCCCGTATTAAATGAAGAACACAAAGGTTATTGCTGGGTATATATAGAAGATCACCCTAAACCATTGCACCCAGGTGTATGGAAAACATTTAACTTTGAGGTTGTAAAGGAAAAGTTAGATACTATGGATAAAGTTTTATAAATCCACTTCTAACGAAAAGTCTCGCACACTTATCTCACGCAAATTTACACAATACTTCCACTGTTCAGGAAATCGTGAACGACCACCTGATACCCAGACAAATTCTACATCATCGTATGTATCGATAATACGTTTGGTTTGTCCTTCCCACTTTTTGCTACTGACTTTATGCTCTTTGTCTGCGTAGTTAGTGGTTCCTGCATATACATTGTTGTTGATATCGCCATCTTGGTTATCGAAACCTAACATATACACAGTCTTGTGTCCATCGAAGCATGCTAGATAGAGTGCTATTGCACCAGCACACAAATTAATTCCATATGGTATGAGATGCACTTTACCTGGATGGTTAATGCAGTTATTACTGTTTGATATAACAATATGATTATCTGCATATCCACTTCTAACAATCTCATTGACCATAAAATTATTGACAGACACAAGAAATTCTGGATTCATGTCTCTGTATAGTGCATTACAACCATAACTTTGTAAGCGTCGTTTGCCTAAATGCCCGCCTGCATGCCGTTCTATCTTTCGTAAGTCTACTGCTAGTCTAGAAGTGCCGTTGCCTATGACCACAGCTCTATTTGTATGCTGATTGTTTACTATAGTGTTGGGTATAAACTCTCTGTTTTCGTAACGTCTGCCTTCTTTTAAGACATATCCGTCAACTACAAACTCGCCCTCATAGTCAGTGCGATAAAGTTTTTGCATTAGAGTCTGCCAATTACAACCTCGATAGTCCCTACTTCTTCACTGTCATAGTCTTCTAATGCTTTGCCAATAACAGTGCCTATTTGTGGATTATCACTAGCTACTGCAACACCTTCTATATTACTGGTAACCATCATGTCACCTTTATTGATTGTGCCTTTGACTTTTGTTGGTACTCTGCCACAAAGTGCTAGTGGAACCATGTGTTCGCCTTGTGCGTCTTTATTCATTAGTATACCAGGTTGTGTTGATACAACACCTGCTACCTTATTGCTGTCTGGTGCTCGACTAACAGTTACTTCTTGAAGTCCACCAAAAATTAAAACTGTTCCTGGCTCGTATCCTGAGTCTGCTTGATATAACTCAGCTACGTCAGCATATTGTGCAGTAGTTGCAGTTCCTGAAAAAGTTGTTGTTGTTAACGTGTTTGAACTAGGATTGAAGGTCAAACCTGTATCTGTTTCTAATCCTTGTGCGCCAGTTGCTCCGTCTACAAAGGTTAGATAAACTGTTTCGTCTGTTGTATTGTTTGCGGTAATAGGAACAGTCATTGCAGAGTCTGCATTTGAACCATCATTACGTAACATTTCAAATCCACCTGCTGTAGACCCGTCGTGTATTCTCATTGCAGCCGTAGTGGTATTGTAACTGATCTCACCGGCGGCGCCTGTGAATGCATCGTTTTGTGCTGTTGTTCCTCTTCTAAGTTGTAGTACTGTAGGCATTTCTTATCCTTCTATCCTTTTCTATATTTATGCTCCAACATAGGCTTCACTGTCGCCTAGGTCGGTCGTTGATGTAGATCCAACAGGTTCCATTTGGTCATAAACAGCACCTAGTGATACACCAAATGCGTCTGTACCTGACGATTCAAATGGCGTTTCCACTGTATCATCACTAGGGCCTGTTGCTAGGTCTTCGTCGCCACTAGCCGCAGGATGTGTGCTGAGTGTTGAACTTTGGAAACCACTTGCGCCTCCGCCGCCTGACTGATTAGCGAATGACCAGTTACCAGCACCATCAGTAACAAGAACTTGTTGGCTTGTTCCGTCTTGTGCAGGCAATGTAAATGTATAATTACTTGCTACTGTGCTTGGAGCTCTTAGACCAATATAGTTACTGCTATCTGTATCATAAAATTGTACAGGTGCTCTAGCATTCAAGTCTAAGTTAGTTCCTACTGTTGGACTTGTAAGTGTCTTGTTAGTCAGTGTATCCGTTGTTGCTCTACCAACTAGTGTATCTGTACTAGTAGGTAATGTAAGTGTTCCTGTGTTACTAATATTAGATATAATAGGTGTTGTTAACGTTTTATTTGTAAGTGTATCAGTTGAGCTTGCTGTGATATAAGAACCCAAGTCACTAATATCAGATTCTGTAATTGTTATTGTATTACTTGCACTATTAATTGTTTTATTTGTTAAAGTCTGTGTACCAGTAAGTGTTGCTACTGTACTGTCTATAGCAATAGCAACTTGGTTATCACTAACAGTAGTATCTATTCCCGTACTACCTGCAAATGTTAAAGTCTGGCCCGTAGTAAATGTATCAGTATTAGGTGTCCCTTGGTTATCACTAAGTGTAAAACTACTACTGATATTATCTATCTGTGTTTGTATGTTACTTGTAACACCATCTAGGTAATTAATCTCTGCTGTAGTAGCAGTAACACCATCTAGTAGATTTAATTCAGCCGCACTGGCAGTAATACTTGCACCACCTATCTGTAGTACTGCTGATCCGCCACTTATGTTAACTGTGTTTTGGAAGGTAGTTGCTCCACTTACTGTACCACCTGTAAGAGATAACTTGCCATCAATTTGTGTTTGTATCGCACTTGTTACACCATCAACGTAGTTAAGTTCTGCTGTAGTAGCAGTAACTCCATCTAATATGTTCAATTCGCTTACAGTAGCAGTGATGCCATCTAATACGTTTATTTCTGCCGCGGTTGCTGTAATACTATTGCTACCATCATTAAGTGTTGTATATGTAACTGTTGCAAAAGTAGGACTGTCAGTTGTATCTAATGCTTGATTAGGTATCTTAACGTATGTACTTCCGTCTCTTGTAACTTCCCAACTATCACTAGTTTCGTTCCATCTTAATTGTACGTTAGAACTATCTCCTCGTACTACTTGCAGTCCTGCATTTTCGGTAGGAGCGCCACTAGTAAAATCACTGTTTAAGTTTACAATATTGTCCGCAACACTAAGAGTGGCTGTGTTAATAGTTGTGGTTGTACCACTTACCGTTAAGTTACCTGTTACTGTTAAATCTGCCGCAATAGTTCCGCCACTTGCTAGTAGTAACGAATAAGTGTCTACATAACCTTTCGTAGCGGCATCTGTACTAGCACTAGGAGTTCCAAGATTGGTAACTTTGTTTGAGTTCATGTGAATGTCATCACCGAACTCTACGTTTGTTCCTGCACTATCTACAATGCGTTTATTTGTTAAAATTTCTAAGTTACTTCTAACTTCAATATTACCATCGCCTTTTGCAACTAAACGTAGGTCAATATTTGTATCATTTCCTGACGCTGTTAAACTTGGCGGGTTGCCAGTTGTAGCACCTGCATTTTGAATAGTATTGTCTGAATTAGAATAATCTCTGTCTACCTTTCCATCAATACTAAGTTGTTTAGACTTATTATCCCAGGACCAGGATCTAGTTCTACGTGCCATTATTGAGCTACCTCATGTGTTTTTACTATCGCTGTCCAACTAATCGTTTTCGATGCAACGCCAGTAACGTGGATGCCTATGGCATCATTTGTATCATCTGCTCTTGCATCTACAAGATAGTTACTATCGTCCCTGGCAACAATAACTTCATATACGTCGCCAACATCTGCTACTGTACCACTAAAATTATCTACTACACCTTTAAGGTGAATTCCTGCTGATTCTCCAGTTGCATCGGTTCTACGTGCAACAATGTAAACTTGGTAAAATATAGTTGTGTTACTAGCAACAGGTATTCTGCTATTCGTTGTACCGCCCACAAAAATTTCTGTTTCTGTTGCATCTGTAGTCGAACCGTACAGTACATATTCTTTACTATTATAATTTGTAACACCTACAGTTAAATTGCCACTAAGTGTTAAATCTGTTGCTGTTACATCACCTGATGTTGTAATATCACCACCTGATCCAAATGTGACTACTGGAACACTATTGTAGGCTATTTTTACATCATTGGCGCCAACAGAACCAAGCACCGAAGCAGTGGCACCACCTTCAATAAAAGTAGAAGCACCGT